AGGCGATTATGCTTCGACTGTAACGAGTCAGAAGACGATCATGGCAAGCGTGGACAGCACCACGGAGCAGATGATGACGCTTGTGTATGGCGGTGTGAAGCAGGATTCTATCACCGCAAGGTTCCAGAACCACATTGACATACCATACACCGACATTGAAATAGGCGGTAAGGCGTATCAAGTAGACTACATAGCACCTAAAAGGGTCAAAGAAGTGTTTGTGCTTCACAGGGTGTAATGGGCATCAAGCTGAACGGCATGGAAGACTTTCAGAGAGTACTGAAGGAGAATGTCACCAAAGATGATGTAAAGCGCATCGTCAAGGTGAACGGTGACAGACTCAACAGGTACATGAAGGAACAGACAACCCATGCTTATGTCAAAGGCTACAGCACAGGTGATACAGCCGGTTCCATCAACACAGAAGTGCGTGACGGTGGCATGACCGTGGCTGTAGGGGCAACGATGAACTACGACCCTTATGTGGAATACGGCACAAGATACATGAGCGCAGAGCCGATTCTAGACCCTTCGCTAGAGCGTGTCAGACCGCAATTTTTGAGCGATTTAGACAAGATCACGGAGAAATGATATGCAAGCACAGCAGGAACTATTTACCTACTTTAAAACGCAATTAAACGCCTATGACGGACAGCTACCGCCACAGGGTACACCGTATCCGTTTTACTACCTAGCTGATACCAGACAGCAGTACGGTTCTGCCAAGTCACATGATTATGGCTATGTCACGCTTATCGTGCATATATGGCACAACGATGACAAGAAGCGTGGCACCCTGTCAGAAATGATGGATAATGTCATGAACAAAGCAGGATCACTGAAGGAAACCTCAAACTACAAGTGGTCACTTATCCGAAACGAAACCGAACAGCAGATACTAGCAGACAACACTACCACACCGCCACTTATGCACGGTTGGAATAGTCTGCGTTTTTCTTACTCAAAGAAAGGAACTAACTAATGAGCGCAGTAACAGGGAAGAACCTCATATACCTGTACAGGCTTGAATCAGAGAAGGCAACTGCCGATGGCACTAGGATCGCATTCACAACTGAAGATGAACTGTCGATAAGCGCAGATGCAGACTCGACCGCAACGAAAGATGGTTCTGTCAGAGGTGCAAGCGTAGCAGAGCTTGAGAAGACTATGACTTCACTGATGGACGCAGATGACCCTATGATCGAGAAGATGAAGAGTGCCATTCTTAATGGTCACCTTATCGAACTGTGGGAAGTCAATCTGGACAAGCCGGTAACAGGACAGACAGGCAAATTCAAAGGCACATACTATCAAGGCTATCTGTCGGAGTTTACAGCGTCTTCACCTGCTGATGGCAATGTCGAAGTCAGCATGACAGTCGGCATCAACGGCAAGGGCGCAGATGGCAATGTCACCGTACCTGCTTCACAGCAGGACGATGAGCAGTACACCTTCGCAGACACGCCAAAGACAGGGCAGTAGAGGTATTAGGGGAGTGGTGTATACTGCTCCCCTTTTTATGCACAGAAAGAGAGGAAAGCAATGAAATTTGAAATGACCATGAACGGAACACCATACGAATTTGCATTCGGAATGGGCTTTCTGAAGACGATAAATGCCAAAGCCACTGTAAAGGTGCAGAATTCAAACTACACCATGAACACAGGGCTGAAATTCATCATGGCACAGGTCATCGACAGAGACATAGAAGCACTTGCCGAGGTGCTTATGACAGCCAACAAGGGAATGAACCCAAGGCTGACACAGAAAGACCTGTATGCCTTCCTTGAAGACGAAGACACGGACATCGAAGCAGTGTTCGATACAGTCATTGATTTTTTCGGCAAAGCCAATGTCACGAAACCGACATACACGGAGCTAACGACAGCAGAGAAGTAAGCTTTGAAGACTTGTATGACGAAGTGGCATTGAACTGTTTCAGATATTTTGGCTTTAGATCATTCGATGAAGTAGACCGCCTAACCATCAAAGAATACGAAATGCTGTGCAAGGCAGAGAAATACAAACAGCTAGACAAGCAGAAGGACATAGCACTTGGTGCGTGGCTTTCATTTATGGCAACCGCCAAGAAGAAAGTAGGCAAGAGCCTTAAGCCTGTCTACCCTACGTTTGAATCATTCTTCGACTATTCCAAGGAATTGCGCAGAATAAGTGGTGAAACGGTCAACGACCTCAAAGAACGGTATAAGGCATTAAATGAAAGGCTAACCAATGTCGGCACACACCATAGAAGCGGTACTGACCGCTAGAGATCAAAATTTTTCAAATACGTTTGACAAAGCTCTAGGCAAAACAGAGTCATTCGCCAAAAAGCTTGGCAGTGGTCTTGGCTTCGGTGCGCTTATGTCCCTAGGTCAGAAGGCTATGGGCGTGATAAGCAATTCAGTGGACGGAGCCGTGAAAAGGTTCGACACACTGCGGAACTACCCAAAGGTCATGGAGTCTCTTGGCTTCAGTACAGAGAAGGCAAGCAAGTCTATTGATACTTTGAACAAGGGCATCACTTTTCTGCCGACCACGCTTGATAAGGTAGCGTCACAGACACAGCAGGTGGTAGCGGTCACAGGTGATCTTGATAAAGCAACAAGGCTGACGCTTGCGCTGAACAACGCAATGGCAAGCGGTGGACAGAGTGCAGAACAGCAAGCTAGTGCTATCAACCAATGGACACAGGCTATGGCTAAAGGTAAGCCAGACTTGCAGGATTGGAGAGCATTGGTACAGACTGCACCTGCACAGATGAATCAGCTTGCAGAAGCTACGCTTGGCGCAGGAAAGACACAGAGCGATCTGTACGAAGCCATGAAGAATGGCACCGTGTCCATTGATGAAGTCAATGACGCAATGATACGGCTGTCTGAACAGGGCGCAGATGGCATCACCTCATGGGCTGAACAAGCCAAGAGCGCAGGTGGTGGCATTCAGATGGCGATGACCAACATCAAGGCAGGAATACAGCGAAACATGGCGAGCGTCATGGACAGCATCGACCAAGCCCTTGAAAAGTTTGGTGGCATATCTGGAGTCTTTGAAAGCATCATACCTGTCATAGACACCTTCGGTGAAACCATATCGAGCGTCATAAGCGGTGATACATCACTTGGCGATGCAGTACAGGGTATGCTTGACCAACTTGGCATGAAGGCAAAGGAATTCCTGCCGAAGGGCGTTGAATTCGTCATGAACCTTGTAGCCGGTATCCTTCAGCAACTTCCGCAGATGATCGTGGCAGGGCTGAACGCTATCACCTCAATGATACAGGGACTTGACAGCGGTGAAGGCGCACTTGCAGGTAAAGCCGTGCAGTTAATGGGCAAGATACTCATGGCATTCATCAAGGCAATACCGCAGATGCTTGTAGCAGGTATCAAGCTGATAGACGCATTGGCAAAGGGCATATCAAATGCGCTTGGCAGAGCCGTGACCACAGCATTGAACGGAGCCAAGAAGATACCGAAAGCGATCAAGCAGGGCTTGGGTAGCCTTGTCAGCGTAGGTACTAACTTCATAGCAGGGCTGTGGAACGGTATCAAAGCCAAGTTTGACAGCGTAGTAGGCAAGGTCAAAGCATTGGCATCTAAACTGCCGAAAGCGGTCAAGAAGGTATTGGGCATCGCATCGCCTTCAAAGGTCATGTATGCGCTTGGTGAGTACACAGGCGAAGGCTTTGCGCTTGGTATCGAAGCTATGAACAGAACCGTAGAAAACGCTTCTGCCAATCTGGTAGCGATCCCACGGCAAAGTGCAATGGGCTTGGGCGGTGATATGGCATATGAGTATGGCACAACGGCTGACTACAGAATTGAAGTGCCACTGTTCATAAACGGCAGAGAATTCGCAAAGGCTACAGCAACAGATATGCAGACAGTAATGAATCAGAATGAGACAAGGCAGAACAGAATGAGAGGTATAAGGTAGATGTACAACTTCAAAGATACAACAGACCACAGTACGCCTATTAAGATTCTGCCTTCAGAAGCCGTTATGATAAACGGTGTATATCTGGAGAACGTAATAGACGGATACAGAACGCTGTATGTGAAAGGCAGAGAGTCTTTATCACCCGAAATAGAGCTAGGCGAAGTCGGAGTAAGGGACGGTGCATACCTCAAAAACAGAAGGTTCCCTGCAAGGGTGCTGACAATCGGATATCAGATAGTGTCTGACACCACAGGTGATTTCAACCTTGCGTTTCAGAAGCTTAACGACTATCTGAACGTAACAGACGCAGAGATCATCTTTGCAGACGAAACGGACAAGTTTTTGACAGGAACACCGAACGGCTTTGATGAAGTGCCAGAAGGACAGTTAAGCATTAAGAGCGAATTCAGCATAGTCTGCACAGACCCTTTTAAGTACAGCACCACAGAATACGAGGTAGCACCAACATTAGACGATGGGCAGACTTTCCTTGTGGACTACCAAGGCACATACCCTGCGTTTCCGATACTTCAGACGGACTTCTACAAGAATGCTACAAAAGGAAACACAGACGGAGACTGTGGCTTCGTGGCATTCAGCACACAGGACGCAGATGTGCTTCAGTTTGGTTATGTGGCAGAACCCGATGAGGTCAATGAGATCGTGCGCAAGCTTGTAAGCAGTGAGTCAACCACATGGACGGAAAAGAAGTGCCTTATCAACGAGCCTTTTGACAGCTTGACAGGTTGGACAACAAACAACGGCTATACAGGTTCGACCTACTACCTTGCCGGTGGTACAGCATCTATCGGCAAAATAATAGACAGTGGTACGGACAATGCTGTGCGTGTCACAGCCTACGGAAGTGGCAGTCAGTGGCATGGTGCGACAGTAAAAAGAGCCATACCGAGTGATGGCGGTAGCCCTGCGGTGACAGGCGCAAAGGATTGGTCACTGCATGGCACACTGCGCTTCGCAGGAAACAAGACTGCCAAGACTGCCAAGAAACAGGCAGGACGCATCGACATATCTGTACTTGATGCAAACAATGCACAGATAGCAGGTATCGTGATCGCAAAGAAGAAAGGTTCTGCCAACGGCACAGTATCAATGTTCGTACAGGGCAAGGAAGTGAAGAAATTCAAGAATGTGAATTTGTCTTACTATAACAAGTTCTTCGGCTTCAAGAAAAAGAGCAAAGATGTTCGACCTTGCAACTATGACATAACCAAAGAAGACGGTAAGTTCACCTTTAACGTAGGCGGTAAGACATTCAGCTATAAACTTGATACCGTAGCCGAGATCATAGCGAAGCAGGTATCGGGCTATATCGCCACTTGGGGAACTTCACCGGCTGTGTCTTTCATGGGCATCTACGCATTGCAGTTTACTTCTAACAGCGTAACACAGACCAAAACCACAGAGACATGGCAGGAACTGACGCAGAAGGTGGAAGTACAGAACACATTCACTACCAACGATGTACTAGTATGTGACTGTTCTGACGGTAGCATCAGACTTATGAACGCTTATGCTACAGATGATGTCAATGGCGGTCTGCACCCAGAGCTTGGTGCGCTTGGCAACGATTGGGAATCATTCATGCTGACAAAGGGCACCAATCAGATAGGCACTATGTATTCTGATTGGGTAACGGACGCACACAAGCCGACTTTCACACTGCGCTATAGGGAGAGATTTTTATGATCCTATACTTTGTTAATCGGAACCTTGAAGTACTAGGGCTTGCATCTACCAACCTTGCAACAGGTTACGAGATCATAGACGATGAGCTTGTTGAAAGCGTAGACAGTGGTGTGGCAAGCCTTACAGCCACAGTAGCGTGGACTGATGATACAAGGCTTCAGCTTGAAGATTGGCTGTCTGTCGGCAACTACGTTCTGACAGAGCATAACAACCAAGCTGAAATGTTCACCATAATAACGAGCGAAACGGACACGGCTGACAAGGCTGTGTCTTTTTATGCTGAAGATGCAGGGCTTGACCTTATCAACGAGATCACACCTGCATTCAAAGCTGAAGAAGCGCACGGCATCGAATGGTACATAGAGCAGTTTCTTGGCGATTCGGACTTTGAGATAGGCACCAACGAGATACCGCAGAAGACACGCACCCTAGAGTGGGACGGTACAAGCACAGTGACCGAGCGTATAAGGTCGGTAGCTACACAGTTTGATAATGCCGAGATATCGTACTCATTTGAGGTCGAGAACCTTGCCATAACGCACAAGTACATCAACATCTGGGAGAAGCGTGGCACAGACGCAGGACAAGAGTTAAGGCTAGACCGTGACATTAATTCATTCCATGTAGTCACAAGCATAGAAGACCTTTATACAGGGCTGATCGTGACCGGCAGTACACCCGAAGGTGAAGACGCACCGATAACACTTGAAGGCTATTCATACGATGACGGTGACATCTTCATTGAGAACGGCAGACTGTATTCAAGAGAAGGTGCAGAACGGTGGGGCAGAATGGCTTCGGGTACTTCGTACATCATGGGCAACTACACCTATGAAACGGACAACCAAGCCACGCTGTGCGCACACGCAGTGACCTATCTGCGACAGCACAAGGAACCTGCGGTCAACTATGAGATAGACATAGAAAGAGGTCTTGAAGATTCAAGGATTGGCGACAGAATCAACCTTGTTGATGACAAGGGAGCTATCTATGTGTCAGCCAGAATACTTGAACTGAAGACTTCTGTGACGCAGAACAAGAAAGAAGCCACACTTGGAGAGTATCTTATAAAGTCTAGTGGCATATCTGACAAGGTTCTGGAATTGGCAGGACAGTTTGCGCAGTTGGCGAGTGACAGGGAATTCCTGTACTCAATATCAGTGTCTTCTTCGGCAGGGTCATACTTCATTGATTCAAAGGTAGACACGACCTTAACGGCATCAGTATTGTATGGCGGTGCGCAGATAACGCAACTGAACAATGCAGTGGTCAAGTGGTACAGCGGTACAACACTGCTTGGTACAGGCTTAACGTACCATGTAGACAACGAGACTACCATAAGCATCACCTGTAAGCTTGAAAAGAACGGCAGGATCCTAGCTGAAGACTACATAACGCTGTTCAGCTTGGAAATGGTGTATCAGACAGCAGACAGTGCGCTGACGAAATCCAACAACTCAATAGCGTCAGATACACTGCACTATCTTGCCACAAGTCTTGGTAGCGGTGTCACGATCCAGACAGCAGGGTGGACAACCACACCGCAGACGATGACAGCCACAAACAAATACCTGTGGACTTATCACACCTATACGAAGGCAAACGGCACAAGCGTTAACACCACGCCTGTCATCACAGGAACATACGGTGAGAAGGGTGAACAAGGAGAACAAGGTGGCACAGGTGTAGGCATATCGAATATCACAGAATACTATGCTGTGAACAATTCGACCACAGCACCTGCCGATTCTGCCTTCAGTACGACTGTACAGAACCCAACAGCATCAAATAGATATCTGTGGAACTACGAGGTGGTGACGTATACCAATGGCACGACCAAGAAGCAAGACAAGCACATTCTGGCTGTCTATGGCGAACAGGGTGTGGCAGGTAAGGGCATAACTTCGGTAACAGAGTATTATGCCGTAAACAATTCCACGACAGCACCTGCCGATAGTGCTTTCGGCACAACGATACAGAACCCAACGGCATCGAATAAGTACCTATGGAATTATGAAGTAATCACCTACACCGACACGACCACAAGCAAGACAGGCAAGAGGATCATAGGCACATACGGTGAGCAGGGTGCGACAGGCGTAGGCATATCAGCCGTACAGCCACAGTACTACTTATCGAATTCGCCTACATCGTTAAGTGGCGGTTCATGGTCAGAGACTTTGACCTATACGATAGGCAAGTACATCTGGACAAGGGAAAAGATAACCTACACCAACAACACTACAGGCTATTCGACAGCGATCTACAATTCAGCATTGACCATAGCCTGTGCCAATTCAGAAAGCGCATTGCAGATAGCATCTGATACAGAACAGCACTTCTGGACTACGGAAACAGGCACAGATACCGGCTCACACATCACCGAGAAGACGCAGGACGCATTCCTAGCGAACCCACAGAACGGTGGAGCCAACCTTTTGACAAGGTCGAACGGCATAGCCATAAGGGACGGACTTACCGAACTAGCAAGCTTCAGCGCAGACGGTATCACCTTTGACGATGACACGCCTTTTGTTATCGGCAATTCAGATGCTTACATACTGTTTGATCCTGTCAACAACCGCATAATCATAGGTGGCAATAACATTTCGCTGAACGGACAGAAGACGCTAGGTGAAACGCTGTCAGAACTTGGCACACTTCAGACTGCGGTAGGAACGCTGACAGACGAATTGGGCAATGTGTATCAGATGTACATTGCTACCACATACACATCGTCTGCGGTAGTACACACAGCGGTGCTTCTGAAGAATGGCGTAGATGTATCAACACAGACACCGAATGATTTTGAGTGGAGTGCGAAGCTGACCACAGGGTACCAATTCATCGGTAATGGTCGGTCAATAACGCTGTCGCAGAGTAGTCTGCACTATGCACACGCTGTGACTGTGACATGGACAAGAAGAAGGCTTGCAAACCTGCTGACTAGCGCAGGGAACAAATTGCGCATAAGCACAGGCAATTATCTTTTAGGAAGGACGGAATACTAGTATGGTAGATACTTATGAACAGAACCTAGGGCAGAAGTCATCGCTGACAGTTAATGACTATATCAGAGTGGTAGGGTCAGATAACGCATCATACAAACAGCTTGTGAATGATGTAGCCAAGAAGATAATAGAGAACTATACAGGGTCAAGTTTGGCAGGATCAAGCCAGAGCGTAAAGAGCGCACTTGATGCATTAAATAGAAAGACAGAAGGTATAGCACAAACCTATCGTTGGAATAATGTAAGTAGACTTGATATTCAACTATCTGCAGTGCCCAGCTCCAATAAATATGGGCAACTCATATTGCTCAATTCAAATCAACGAGTATTGGCTTTTATAGATATTGACGATGCGCCTTCCGTTTTACCTATTTCGGGTGGTATAACCTTTACGGTCACGGTGAGTGGAACGACATTGTCTGTGGTGGCAAGCTCGACTCTATGGGGAGCAACGCTTGGTATTTTACAGTTTTAAGCCTACTGATTCTAAACGCGAGTTTAATGAAGTAAGGAAGAATCAAAAAAACAGCAAAAAACAAGTTTGCCGAGTATAATAATCAATACCGAACAATAAAATGAGGTGGGATTCACCGACCAAAGTTTCACCCACCTCAAGTGTCTTGAAAGACGGAGATATTCTACCATATTCTCCGTCAAAATGAAAGGAGATAGGTATGGATATCGTGAACCTTATTAATTTGATTTGTGACGAAATGCGCCCAGATCTGACTGAAAACCAACTGACCAAGTTAGAGTCTACGCTGTACAGGAACTTCAAAAATCTGCAAGTATTTGAGATGTGTACAGACATCGAAGTAGCTCCACTTGGTGGCGATGTTGGTATAGTCAGACTTTTTATTGCCACGAAACGGCTTGCAGGAAGGGCAGAAAGCACACTTGAACAGTACAACTATGAGATATGGGTGTCGAGAACTTGCATAGGCAAGAGCTTCAAGGATACCACGACAATGGACATCAAAATGTATCTGGCAAAGATGCAGGAACATGGACTGTCACCTGTAACGCTGAACAACAAGCGCAGATACCTTAACAGCTTCTATGGATTCCTTCATGCTGAAGGGGTTATATCCGAAAACCCTGTAAGCAGAATAGATGCGATCACGGAGCCACAGAGACACAAGAAGGCTTATGCTGTATCGGACATCGAGAGAATGCGTATGGTCTGCACCAACGCAAGAGACAGGGCTGTGTTTGAATTCCTTCTTTCAACCGGCTTGAGAGTATCAGAAGTGGTATCGCTCAAAGTATCCGATATCGACTTTGACCACAGACGCTTTGAGGTAATAGGCAAGGGAAACAAACAGCGCATGGCATTCTTTGATGAAGTCACGGAATTCCACTTGCAAAACTATATGAGGTGGAGACTGAAGCAGGAAGGTAAGACCTTTGACGAAATCCAGAACGAAGCACTGTTTGTCATTGAGAAGTATCCTTATTATGGCATAGCACAGAACGGTATCAGATGTATGTTGAACCGCCTTGCGGAGAAGGCAGGGGTCGAAAACGTACACCCACACAGATTCAGAAGAACATTCGCTACCACAGCACTGCATCGTCATATGCCAATCGACAAGGTGCAGGGAATGCTTGGTCATGTGAAAGTAGACACAACGCTGATGTATATAGACCAACAGAATGATCTAGAACAAGCATACAGAGCATATCTTGCATAGGAGCCGAAAGGCTCCTTTTTTATGAGGTGACTAATGAAGCTAACAGCAGAAAGCACAGTCGTGAATGACGCAAAAATCAACACGGACATAGACGGAGCGCAGACCACAGCCGACAATGCCCAAAGCACCGCAAACACGGCAACTACCAAAGCAGACAATGCACAGGGAACAGCTAATACCGCAGTAACAAAAGCTGATAACGCACAGTCGACTGCAAACACAGCAACTACCAAAGCAGACAATGCACAGGGAACAGCTAATACCGCAGTAACAAAAGCTGATAACGCACAGTCGACTGCAAACACAGCCGTGTCAAAAGCGGATACAGCGCAAGCTACTGCAAACAGTGCCAAGTCTGTTGCAGACAACACTGCGCAGTACTTTTGGTTCAAGTCTTCTGGCAGTGACACAGGTGCGCACATATCCGAAAAGACCCAAGCGCAGTTTGAAGCAAATCCAAGTGGCGGTAACCTTTTGGCGAGATCAAACGGCATAGCGGTCAGAGATGGTATGTCTGAACTAGCGACTTTCGGCACCAATACAAGGGTAGGTCTGGCATCAACACGACACATCGAGATCAAGGACGGTGGCTTACAGGTGTATCAAGACAGCTCTAGAGTCATGGGACACTTCGGCTATGGGCTTGGTACTGCCGAAAACGGCACAGCGATAGCACCATACTTTTCACTTGGTATCAGAGTGGAAGACAGCACAGTGGGCAACTATTCTGTAGCAGAAGGATATGAAACCACGGCAAGCGGTTATGTATCTCACGCTGAAGGCTTCAGAACCAAGGCAGAAGGGTACGGCTCACACGCAGAAGGGTATAACACCACGGCAAGCGCAAGAGGTTCTCATGCGGAAGGTGGATACACTACTGCAAGTGGGCAGAATTCTCACGCAGAAGGTAGTAGCACCACAGCAAGCGGTGACCGTTCCCATGCAGGTGGTATCGGCACGATCGCAAGCGGTGCGGAGCAGGTAGCGATAGGAAGATACAATGTCGCTGACACCACGAACCTGTTCATTATCGGTAACGGATATGACGGTGGCAGACACAACGCCTTTTCTGTATCACCAAGTGGCAATGTCGTAGTCAACGGCACTACCGTGCATTCATCAGACCGTAGATTAAAGGAGCATATCAACTATCTGGGAGAGGACGCAGACGAATTTGTAAGGGCATTGAAACCTGCGCATTACATCAAGGACGGTGAACACCATGTCGGTTTCTATGCCCAAGATGTAGCAGAAGCAGATACATGGGACTGCATGATAGGGGAAGAAATGAACGGCTACATGACACTTGGCTATATGGAGCTTATAGCACCATTGGTCAAATACTGTCAGCATCTTGAAGAGCGTATAGCAGAGTTAGAAAGGAGCAAGTAGATGTACATAGTACTTGAATCACAAACAAACAAAGATGGAACTATCGGCACAATAGTGACATCATTCAGCGACAGGAACGAAGCAGAGAGCAAATATCATGAAATACTGATGTACGCATCGAAAAGCGCACTTCCGATGCATACAGCCTTCATGCTGACAAATGCCGGTCATGTAATCAAAAGCGAATGCTACGAACACGAAAGTGAGGTGGAAGAATGAACTTCGGAACAAAGATAAGGACTATACTTGCAGTCGCAACTTGCCTTAATACGGCACTTATGGCTACCGATGTGGCGCAGTTTCATAATCCATCACTTGACCTTGTATACCGCATCGTATCGGTGATACTTAACTTCGTCATCGTAGCGTGTGTGACATGGTTCAATAACGACTATACGCCAGAAGCGTGTGAAGGCACAGGTCTGACAAGAATGTTAAAGACGGGAGAGGACGGACTCGGCATCGAAGTCGATGAGTACATCGAGGACGGTGATGAAAATGAATAAAAACAACTACAAGCAGTATGATACAAGATGGGCTTCAATGGGGTATCCAAAGAAGCCCTATTATATTAAGAACTGTGGCTGTGGTGAAGTGGCAATCTGCAACTGCATCATAGAGATGGAGAAGCACAAGTCACAGACCCCAAAGACCATACAGCCGTATTGTGTGCAGTTTGCGGAACCGCATGGCAACGGCACATACTTCAGTGGTATCCCAAAGATGATGAAGCACTATGGCATGACCGAGGTGAAGGAACACGCCACGATGGATTCGCTCTGGAAGGAATTGGCTAAAGGCGACAGGGTAGCCATATATCTTATGGGCAATCGTAAAGGCGGTAGCAAAGGTGTGCATTGGACTTCATCGGCACACTTTGTCTGCTCTGTTGCATATAAGCTTTCTGGTAAGAAGCACATGGTATATGTGAAAGATAGCAACTCAACTTCATCGCTTCGTAATGGTTGGATATCGTATGAAGAGAATATGCGCAACGATGTAAGCCGTGTATGGAGTGGGAAACTACCTACGACAGTGAAGCCTACCAAGAGCGTGGACGAGATCGCTAAAGAGGTTCTTGATGGCAAGTGGGGCAATGGCGTTGACAGGATAATCAAGCTTCAAGACGCAGGTTATGATCCTGTAGCCGTGCAGACAAGAGTGAATGAATTGCTTTCGCCTAAAAAGTCAATCGAAGAGTTAGCTAATGAAGTCATAAACGGTGAATGGGGTAGCGGTGATGACCGCAAGAAAAGGCTGACAGATGCCGGTTATGATTATGACGCTGTGCAGAAAAAGGTTAATGAGATCATAGCGTCAAAGACTTCATGGATAGACAAGGCGAACGCATGGGCGAAGAAAATCGCCAACGATAACAGCTACCACTACGTCAAGTGGACAAGTAAAGACACGAAGACACATCAATGCCCTATATGCAACAACTTTCCGAACGGCAAGTACCACGGTTGGAACTGTATCGGTTTCACCTATGCTATATGGCATCATGGCGGTGGCTTGAAGTGCAAGTGCAACGATGGTGTCATATCGAATGGAACAGCGGAAAAGATGCTGAAGATGTCAGAAAAAGATGCGCTTGCCGAAGCTAGAAAGCGTATCGGTCTGAACGACCTAAAGGTAATAATCAATAAGAACGGCATACCGAAATCACAGTGGAAGGCAGGGGACATCTGTATGCACTTCAATGGAAGTGAGTATGTTCACAACTACTACTACATGGGTGATGGCAAAATTGCCGAGTCAACAGGATTATCGGGCAAGGTGCCTAACGATAATCAGATACGCATTAAGAAGTACGACAGCAAGAAGGCAAAAATCATAATCCGTTACATAGGAAAGTAGGCACGATATGGACGCACAAGTAGTGGAATTGATAGCAATAGTATTAGGGAGCAATGTGGTAGCAGAGATTGTCAAGGAAGTCATCAAGTCATTAAAGAAAGAAAGCCCAGAGCAAATTGCGCTTCGGGCTTTATGCGAAAGGGAGCTTGATACCATGCTACATGATTGGCTTCACGATGATGTCAGAACGGCTGATGATTGGCGCATAATTGATAATTTGTACACAGGCTACACAGGTCTTGAAGGGAATGGAGAAATCAAGAAACTGTATCAAGAAGCATCTGATCTAAAGACAACTGAATAAAAATGGTGTGGAATTCATCGCAGGTTTTAGGCTTTTCCTTCCGTGATAGTCGGGCAGACCTCCTTTCTGTTTGGCACCTTGCGTTTTGGCGTGAGGTGCCATTTTTCGTGTCTTGAAACGCAGTAATTGCAAGGGGTACAGAAACCGAGCCGTTTATTTACGTTTTAAGCGATTTTTTGCAATGTGGTCGATACATTATACCTTGTATTTTGAAGGCATCTGCACCGATTCATGTACTAACAGTATGCTTCACGACTGTGGCGTATAGTTAGTACATTATCTGAAACGCTTGTCCTTCAAGGGTTACACGCACTTCTGATATCAGACTTCGCCAGAATAAACGCCTGTGTTCTTCGTCTAATTCGTAGTATAAAGCCTTCCAATTTGACGCAAAATTTTGCGTTTTAAGCGAAGGCTTTTTTGACAATTCGGCTATTTTTCGCTGTAGCTCCGCTGACTTGTCCTTGTACTCCTTCTGCGTGATGTTGCCCATGAGGTACATATCATTGAGTCTGCGCAGACGATCCTTGTACTTTTTCGGGTCTTCTGTCTTCTGCTTCGGCTTCATTGTCACATTAACTCTGAAGTCTTCTTCTACGTTCTCAACAAGCCATTCTTCGACTTTTCTTTCATTGACGATGTGTTTCATGTTGCAAGTACCATAAAGGTGCTGTGGGCATCTGTAGTACTTTCTTTCACCGTCATAGCTACCGCCTAACCGTTTACCACATACAGGGCATCTGATAAGACCTGTGAAAAGGTAGGTGCGCTTTCGTGAAGAATGCTTGATATTGTTCTGCATGGTTTCCTGTAGCTTGTCCCACTTCTCTGATGATATGAGTGGTTCACAGTATGCTGTATTTGTCCGATATTCGCCCTTTAAGATGGGCGAACGGAAGAGTCTAATCAAATGGGTGTGCGTCATGTTCAGACCGTATTTATCATTGATATATCGTGTCGTGGCATGGGCAGACTGATGAAGCAGGTAGTGATCTATGGCATCTTTGGTGATGTGGATATTGTCACCAAACACCACACGTTTGTCCTTGATGGCATAGCCTAACGGCACGGAACCGCCAAGCACTTTGCCCTGCGCTACCTGCTGTGCCTGTATGTCCTTGATTCTTTCGCTAGTTCTGTCAGCTTCGTCTTGAGCTATGGACAGCTTGATGTTCACATAGAGCCTTCCAGAAGCTGTGCTAGTATCGTATTCTTCATTGATCGCTTTCCAATCTACCTTGTTCCTGTCTAGAATGTCCTGCACTTTGTAGTATTCCTTGATGTTACGGAACCAACGGTCAAGCTTGGTGAACAGGATCATGTCGGGCTTGATTGTTTCGACATCTCGCAATAATTGAAGCATGGCAGGGCGTTTCGTGTATGGCTTTCGTGCGCTGATGCCTTCGTCACGATATTCACCCAGAATGACATGGTTATGCTTCTGGCAGAAGTCTATCAAGGCATCGTGCTGTGCATCGAGTGAATAGCCGTGCTTCGCCTGTTCTTCGCTTGATACTCTT